AACCCATTAATTGATTCATATGTATCAATACTAGGTCCTTTTATAGTTAACCCTGAATGAAATGTTAATGTTCCATTAGTAACAGAACCTCCAGTTGTAGAAGCTGATAATTCAAACGATGTATCACTTGTTACCGAAGAAACTGTTGAGCCAGTTGGTATACCAGTTCCAGTTACCCACATTGCAACTTCAATTTTACCATTATCATCATCATGAGCGATTGTAGGGTCATTATTATAATCGCAGGTTGCGTCTGTAAAAGATGTATGACTATAAGCAGCCCCAGTTGTAGCACTAAATCCATGATATTCATCAGAGCCCATATCTGTACGAACTCCTCTTTCAAAATCTATATCAAGAAAGAGAGTCCATAAATCATTACTGCCCTTTTTACGTATATAAACCCTTCCACCTTTTATTCTTTCATCAAAAGATGATTTAAGACCTACATAAACATTAGTAAAATAATTATTTGTTGATAAAGTAACACTTTCTGTATATCCTGTTAATAGAGATTCTTGGTCTCCCTCATATACAAAAGATTGAGCAAGTTCATACGTTGTAGATTCCCACAATCCATCATCATCAGTTGTTGCAATACTTAAATCAACATCAAATCCTACACCACTACTTGCGGCTGTAGGAGCATATCCTGTTTCCGTTATATTACAATTTGTTCCAGCTGGTCTAGACAATGCGTTATCTTTTGATTCCCAATCGTTTATATCTCCACCAAAAGCAGAGCTTCCTCTTTTAACAAATCCATACCAATTCATTTTATTATTAGCTACATTAGCTCCACCAGCATCACAAGTTCTTAGAGCTCCATCCGCATAGTAATATGTTACATTTGCACTAGCTCCACTACCCAAATCTATTTGTTCAGCTGTAACAAAAGTAGAAGCGTCCCTTTCACTTATTGTATCAAATGGGTCTTCAATAAAATCTATTTTCGTATCACTAGAGTCATTTGTATCAGCAAGAGCTAATAACTCTATTGATTTTGAAGCATTAGCAAGGTCAGTATCAGATTTAAATAAATGTATTCCATATCCAGATACTAAACTTCCATCTGCCCTACTAGTTTCAGTTGCAGATGCAGTTGATGAAAATAATTGTCCAGGTTTATAAACGTGTAAATTACTTACATTAGTAATTTCATCATCTTTAATATCACGGCCATCAAATTTAGTGTTTAATCCACCTGAAAAATTAGATAGTTGTAAGTATTGTTTAGGCATTTATTCCTTTATCTCAAAATGTACTAAATCGTCAAATTTATTATCTTTAGTTTGAGTATCTTGATTCCAGTCTCCGCCCCATCTTATATTAAGTCCCATTTGAGCAGCAACTCCAAGTACATATCCACCAAAGTAATGAAATCTATCTCTATCATCCCAATCTATTGGATACGGCGCAACATCCACAGCAACACTCGGACTTTTATTGTGCTTGCCATTAGGAAACCTAACTTTACTATTCCCTTTAAGGTATGCTTCATCTTGTGCTTTCTGTCCTCTATGGCCTTCTAAGACCATACAATCAAATTTTTTCACAACTTCCTCAAAAAGACCGACTAATCTTTTATCACAAGTCCCTAGCTTGAATTTACTTTTTCTACTAAATCTAGGCATCTTCTACTTTTTTCTTAAATTCAGCAAACCAAACATCATCTAACTTATTCTTACTTGATTTGACGAGTTTTTCAATGATTTGAACAGCAACCTTTTTAATTACTCTTTCACTAACCATTGTTTTAAAACCCATTAAAACCATTCCTCTGACAAATGGTATATACATACCTCCACCTATTACAGCGACTGTACCTACAACACTCATCCAATTATTTTGAACCCAATCAATCATGGTATTAACCTCATTATTAATGTTACAACAATAGGGACAATCAAAAGAGCAGCTGAACCCCATGTTTTAAACATGATAATTGCATCGCTATTTCTACTTGTTTGTCCATTTAACTTTTCTAAATGCTTTTCAATTCTTTGTAAAGTTTTAAAAATACTTATTTGTCTTTCGTCTAACTTAACAAGTTTAGCTGTAGTTTCATTCCTATAGTCACTCACATTCATCTCGATTTACCGTTAATTCTACCTTTTAAATACGCTAAGTCATCAGTTACATCATTTAACTCTCTTACAATATCTTCTCTATGTCTTTGAGAGATATCATCAGATTTATTCCATCTTTCAATAAGTTTTATAACTATTCCCTCTACATTTTGAATCTTAGACTCCATCTTAGCAATCGCTTGTCTAATAGAATCTAAATCTTCATTTTGTGCTTTTTGACTCTTTATTAAATTAGTTATCATCATAACAAACAATATAACAATGACACCAATAGCACCGTATTCGGCATATGTCTCAATCATCCAATACCTTTTTTGTGGCTTTTAGCCCTATTACAACCAAAGCCCCAAGAGCTACTTGTAACATCATATCTTCCTTTATACTAAAGGCAATTATAACAGATTCTACAAACATAGCCGATACGATAGCTTTATCTAACATTTAGTCTTCAGACTCCTGTTTGTCTTCTTTCTTTACTGATGCTTTTAAAGCATCGATAAAGGCCTGTTGACCAAATCGTAGTTGTTGAAGATTGAAAGTAGTTGTGTCAATCTTTCTATTTAAATCTGACAGATGCTGAACCATTAATTTCTGTTCATTATCAAAAGATTCAACATCGTATTCTACGTCATCGATACTAACAATAGGCTTATTTTCTGATTTATTTTTATTATTAGCCATTATAGTCTCCTTATCTTTTTCTTAAACCTAACTTTTGCATTAGGCTTCGGTTTTCTTCTTCAAGAGCCACTTTTTGTGTCTCTAATTCTTGTATGTGTTCTTTTTCCATCGAATGAACTTTAGAAGTTAATACAACTAATTCTTCATGCATATCATTTAATCGAACTTCTATACTAGCAAATCTCATCTGAGCTTGATACCAACTGCCAACAACCAATGCGACTGCAACCATCGCTTTGAGAAGGAAAGCAATCGAGATATGAATTTGAGCATCTTCACTAATTCCCTTCGCCATCTAATTCAACCTCCGTACTATCCGATGGTAATTCTGTTTTAATTCCAATTTTTTCTTCAAATTTATCAAGAGCTGGTTCTAATGTTCCTTTCGCATCTGCAATCAAAATTACAATAGCAGCCACACAATGTAAATAGAACCAAGTCATCTTGTTTTATTAATTGAGTACATCAGATATCCAAATATTACTATGATAATTAATATTGGGATTATACTTCCGTCTCTCACTTCTTTTTACCCTTTTCCCCACTCTTTTTCCTTCTAAACTCTCCGCTTTTTTTAGGTTTTCTTTTAATTACCACACTTTTAGAATATATTCTTGGTGGCTGATATGTAGTATCAAAGTAATTATAATTATCTGTATTCCAACCAACTGTATAAGAGTTAGGATAGTACCTATAAGCAAATGCACTTGTTCTATAGACCTTAACTACCTTACCACTATCAGAATAAGTGATTATTTGAGAAGGTACTGGCTCTCCTAAATCAGCTCCACTAATAACATATCCAAAGAAAAGACCAACGATAAATTCAATCATTAATTACTTCCATTATTAATACGCTGTGCATTTATATAAAGTCTATTAAAATCCATTGCAACGCTATCCATTTCCATGTGAATTGTCTTTATCAATGAATCTACTTCAAACATTTCTTTTGCTAATTCTTCTTTCGTCTTACCAATCCTTACATCTTCACAAGCAAAAATCATTATAGCTCCTAAAAGAATAATAGTAAATGCAGTAAACATTCCCTTAATAAAAGAAGGGAAGATTGTTATCTTAACTTTTTCCATTTACCAAGGCTTTCCTTTTCCTGTAGTTGGATTTTCTTGAGCATCTATTTGACTTGCAATTCCATCTTCTATTGATTTTACTTCATCATCTCCAAGAGATGCTTTTACCCATCCAACAACTGTATCTTCATCAAGCTTATCATATTCTACAAAACTTGATAAATCAGATGTATCTAATCCAATAGAACCATAACTGCTACCAGAATATGTTACTTTTTTACCATCTTTTGTTACTTCTTTTGAATCACTAGCGCTCCAATGAACAGATGTAACTACGTTTGATTTATTGTCTTTTGAAATCTCGTAATCTAATTGATTTATTGACCATTTAATTGCCATTATTTAACTCCATATTACATTTAAATTTTTTACGCATTTTCTAATGCTTCTACTTTTGCTGATAGTTCTTTTACTGCTTCAATTAGAACTGGAATAACCCCACTCATTGATATAGATTTATAATAACTACCATCTTCTTTTTGCCTAATACCACACGAATCATCAACTAAATCAGGTAACACTTCTTCAAGTTCTTGTGCAATAAGACCATACTTTTTGCCAGAAGCCAATTGAGCAGATACCTTCCACTCAAAAGTTCTACCCTGCAATTGTTTAATTGTGTCAATACCATTGGTTATAGATTTAATATTTTTCTTTAATTCTCTATCAGATATATCATTAGTCCCAGACCCACTAAGTGTCCCAGTTGCGTTAATTGATAATCCTTGAGCCAAAGTACCATTATATGCAGTGAAAAATTGTAATTCCCCATCATCGTATGACCCTGTGCCAACATCAACAGTTTGTCCAGTAATC